ATTAGTATCTTGAGCAGAAGTAGTTCCATAAATATAGTCTTGAGTAAGTGGACCTGTATAAGCTAGAGTATATGGACCAATTGTAACTCTTTTAGAAATTAATCCACCTGAAGTTACTGTTCTAACTCCCCAATAATAAGTTCCTTGCTTAAGAGAAATAACATCAAAACTTGTTGTTGAAGTAGTTCCTAAATCATCCCAACTAGTTGCATCTGTTGAAACTTCAACAATATAGTATAAAACATCTGAACTAGTACTAGCTGTCCAACTTAAATTACCTGAAGCTACTCCATTATAAATAGCAGTAGTAGACCATGTTAAGTTACTAATTAAATCAGGTGTAAAAGTTGGTGTGTTAGTAGAAACAACTCCTGGAAGGTCATTATCAGAAACATTCCAAGCATAAGCATTAATATCAATAAAATAAGCATCTATTGCTACTGTTAAATCTTCTTTTATTTCTATTGCATTAACTCTATAAACACCATCAATATCTGATAAAGGTAATTCTAATTTAATAAAATCTCCAGGTTCTACTCCTATAGCGTCTTTTGTACCTATGAAAGAACAAGTATGAAAAGTTCTAGATTGACGACCTATTTGTTCAGCATGAGCTAAAGCATGATAAGGATCTGTTACGCCTTCAAGCCTCATGTCTGTTGACATCGGTTGATTATTATCTTGACTTAAAAGAGTATTATAAAGAGTTTGACCTCCTGAAGTAGATTTATCAGGCCAAGATTTACTATCTTCTTTAAAATCTTCATGTTCGTTTAAAAAGCTAACAGTTACAGAATTATATCTTTCTGCTGCGGATAACCATTGAAGGTCTACAGAATCCCTGACTACATTATCATTATTAAAAGTTTTAACTGCTAAAGCTTCTAATTGTGTTTGATTTGAAGGATATTCTAATTGAAGTTTATATTCTCCATCTGAAGTCCATGTAAGAACAGCTAAAGGCATAGTATTTAAAATAGCTTCTACATTATCTCTAACTCTAGCTTCAGAATCTAAAACAATATTACATTCATAAAGAGGTATATTTCTTGTTGATAATGTAGTACTTGAATAAACTCCTGTAATAGTATTTTCATCATCATTTCTTGATGTTTCTGTAAAACTATAATAATTTCCATTACTGTTATCTTTATAAATAACATCAGGATTTACATTTTCATCTGTTACAGAAACACTAGTTCCACTAGGAGATCCAGGAAAATCAGAGAAAGTATTCCAAGCTTCTATAGGATTACTATCATTAACTGTACCTGCAACAGTTGCACCTGTCATAACTGTAGATGCACAAATTTGACCTGCATCATAAAAAGATTTTAAATTAATAGAGGAGGGAGTTGAAGTACCATCATCTAAATTTCTTCCAAAATCTCCTAATAAATAATCTAATAAAACATAAGCTGGATTATTAGAAAATATATAACTACCTAAGGTATAATCACTTCCACTTTGAAGTACAGGACGTACTTTTCTTCCTTTTACAAAAAAAGCACAATTTGGAATACCATTATAATTATAGTCTTCTCTATTTAAAAAGAATGCTGCTGTAGCATGAGCGCAACTTGTAAACTTTTGATTAGTTCCAAATCCATTAGAAGAACCTAATGGTGCAGTATTAGTAAGTTGATCATTATAAGTGTGAAAAATATGTCTATGATCTTTATCTTTATTATGTATACTTTGATCAACTTCTATTGCTTTAACTTCTTCTATACCGCCTTGACAAATTGCACCATTCATTAAAAGCAATTGATTTTTCTTTGCAGCTCTGTTTTGATTTAAATATTTGTTTTTACTTAAAAATTCAGTGCCACCTGTACCTGCAGATGTATAAGTATAATTATTGTTTACTAAATGATTTGCTTCAATAAAACCAACTGCTTGTTTTCCATAAACAATAGGAATATGAGACGCTTCGCCTCTTTTATTTATTTTAAAACCTTTACGCTTATCAGCTTCACGCCTTAAACGTCTAGCTTGAGCTTGTTGATAAGCAATTGAAACTACTAAGCTAAGTATTTGAAAAGCAACCTGACCCATTAGATTTTACCCCACTTTAACTTAATAACTGAATCTCCATAAAGATTTTCAAAACTATCATCATTAGAATCTTTTTGTTTAATACCATCTCTAGATCCAATAAAAGGAATTACCATATCTAAATCAGACATTGGTGAAGTTCCTTGAAAAGTAATTATTTTTGCATCAAAATTATTTTGAATACTAGGGCTATCAACAAATCCTTTATAAGCTAAAAGAACATCACTAGTAGGTGATAGTATAGGATTATCATTAGAATCAAAAAATCCTATTCTAACTTCAATATTTTTTCCTACTACATTATTGTCTATTTCTGTCTTAAAAGTATTATTAGCATCTTCTGCAATAACAACTCTATAAGATTCTCTATCAACAACAGAAGAAAATTTAGGCGAATCTACTTCTAATAACGCACTATTAGCTGTATAAGTATTTCCATCATATGTAACATCATAAGGTAAAGATGAAAGTCTATGATGAGTGCTAAATTCTAAATCAACTAAAAAGAAAAAATCTATTTTATTTTGATTAATTATATTTTGAACTGCTGTGCTAAATGTTTTCATTACAAAGCCTCAATAATATTTACAGTTCCAGGATTTGCTATTAAACCATCAGAAAAAGTTATTCCTTTAAGATTATCAATGCTACGATAATATCTAATTGTAGCGTTATCAACTGTTGAATAAGTTAATCCAGATGGAGGTGTTGGATAAAGATTTGAATCTACAACTGAACTTGCATCAGTTTTAATCATATAAACTTTATTATCACTTCCTGTTACAAAAGCACCTTTTGGATAATTAATAGTAGTTCCAGAAGCTGCACTAACCGTTATAGAGTTACCCATGTTAGCGTGATTAGTACAATAGTAATATAAAGTAGAGGGAGCGCCAGTAGCAACAACAATGGTAGTATTAGATCCCGATTGACCTTGTGTGCCATTTACAGTTACTCCTGTTGAATAAGTTGGAGATCCATTAGCGTTAGTAGAAAATCTTAATGGGTGTGCTCCATTTGAACTATCACTTTGATCAAATACATATGTATTACCTTCAGTAAAGCTTAATGTAGGATTTTGAACACCATCAATATAAAACTTACCACCTGCTGCGGTTACTGTATAAGTTGTAGTTGTTGGAGAACTTCCTGTAGTAGTTCCAACTCTATTATTAACATCATTTAATTGTGGCATTGTCATTGTTTTTACAGTATCAAAATCAACAATAGATGATAAAAGTGTTGATGGATCACTTGTTACTATTCCAAAAGAAAGCTCCCAACGTTGAACACCCTGTGAAGATCTTTGTTTTTTAAGTGAAATTGAATCTGAATCAAACATTGGTTCGTTTGAAGCAATACTGAGAGGTGCAATAATATCATACCCTTCAAATTGATATTTCTTCATAATTAACTCCTTAATGGTCTGGCTAAAAGACTTAAATGACGATCTAAAAAGAAATAGCGTCTGTCTTTTTTTACTCCCAGATTATTTTCATCGGTTGTGACCCAGTGACCATTCCCTGCAATTGTTGCAGAACCATCTTGATATCCTATATCACCAAATTGTGGTCTTAAATCGTTTCGTATTTCATAATTACAATATTCTGCAAAAGACTTTATAGTATGACCTTTATTACGTAATTCTTTTATATATTCTTTTGCATTATTGTAATATAAGTTAAGTGTGTTTGCTTGTGATTTTTTACCTCTTAATGCTTTATCATATTCGATAAGAAAACAAAAGCAATCATTGTATCCCCAAGTAAACTTTTCTGTATTTTTAGTTCTTCTATTTATAATAATAGTAGCTTTAATTAAAGCATTTAATAATTCTTCTTTATCATAGTACATAATAATACCTTAAATATAACTAGGGGCTACCCTTCTTTAACGTCAGGTATTGTAACCCCTAGAAATTATTATATTTTTTCTTCTATAAACATTTTAACTAGCTCGGCAACAATATCGCTTCTTACAATATCTTCTACAGTAAATTCTATTACAGGTAAAAGAATTCCTGAATTTTCTACGTAGCTACAAAATGTCATTAAATCTTGTCCGTTTTTAACATCTGACTGAGCTGGATCTCCCATCAATATTAATTTAGAATTTTCTCCTAATCTTGTTGTAATAGCTTTTAATTCTTCTATTGATAAGTTTTGAGCTTCGTCTACTAAGACTAACGAGTCTTATAAGATCTTCCTCTAATTGTTTCTATTGGTTGTATTTCAATTTCACCTTTATTTAGCATATATTTGTACTTATCTTTGCTAAAAGCTTCTTCTAATACCTCTAACATAGGCATAAGCCATGGTGTCATTTTATCTTGTATAGTTCCAGGAAAATGACCTAAAGTCTTTCCAGTTGGAACATTTGCTCTAGTTATTACAATTTTTTCATAATTGCCTTTTTGATATAACGATGCAACTGTGCCTGTACTACAATAGGTTTTACCTGTACCTGCACAACCGATAGTAACAACAATAGGATACATTTGAATAGATCGAATAAGTCTATTTTGTTTTTCATTTTTAGGTATAACATGAAAGCCTATTCTATGTATATTGTTTTTTAGAGCATAACGAGATCTTCTTTTTGACATAAAAGTCCTTTATATTTCTGGGAATAACCCTTCTTGTATGAAGAAACGGACTTCTTCAGGATCTAAACCAAGAGAGGTCATTACTTTTGGAGTATGAGGGTTTTCTTTTTGTTTTTCGCAATAAAAATTTTGTTTCATTTTAAAAGTAGCGTCACCAGTCTCTCCTATATTATTTAAATAAAATTCAAGATTAGTTGTAACCATTTTTAATATTTCAGAAAGCTCTTCTTCAGATCTAACATTACCTGCTGCAATCATATTTCCACTAAAAATAGCTTTTGCCCAATCAGGTAATTCTCTTTCTTTACTTGCTTTAAACTTTTTAGTACTATCTTTAAACCAGTCTAATAACCAATGATTTCTTCCAACAGGGCTAAAGTCATGAAAAGCTCCTGTTACTTTTTTTGGTCCTGCGATAATGTCAAATCCAAATATCGGGGCAGGATCGTTAATATGCGGAAATACGCAAAGATGTAACATATAAAGATTTTTTGTGTTTCTTGCATCAACTATATCCAAATGTGCTCTTCTAAATTTTTTATCTGAGTATATATAGTTAGGCCAAGAAAAAGAATGTTCTTCTTTTACTTCTTTATATTTGGAAAATATTTCCAAAATATCATAATGAATTTTTTCTAAGTTATCGAATATCATGCTCATCTGCTATACTCATAAATAAATTAATTGCCCATAACATTACGTTATTAGCTTCTTCTGCTAAATTATCATCTAATCGACTTCTTAGCTCTTGAATAAGTTTTGATCTATTTTTAAAATCATACATCTTACCAGAACCTACAACAACTTTTTTCATCATTTGTCCACCAAATAAATCTCCAAAGTGTCGTACATAAATATGTGCCATTAAATTTTCTTTAGATACTCTTGTCTGTATATATTTAATGTAGTCTAACGAACAACCATGAACTTTAATATCTGTTTCTTTTAACTCTATAAAATCTTTTAATATTAATTCTGCTCTTATTACGTCTTCTACACCTTTTAATAAACCTTTTTCTAAAGCAATTTTCTCTAACACATTATACATTAAATATTGATTAAATAAATACTCAGCGTAAATTTTTGAGGAAACACCCCCCGAAAACAAAAGTTTTACAAAGGGGTGCTTTTCAGCAAGATCATGATTTTCTTTTATATGATCTCTAAGTGCCATTTATTATTCTTCGCTTGGGTTGTTAGCAGCTTCAGTTGCTGCTTGTTCTGCAAGTAAAGATTCAATTGCTGTAGCTGTATCCTGACCCTCAAATTTAATAACAAGATTTTCATCTGAATCTATTGAAAATCTCCAATGTTCAATACCATCAGGTAATGAAACTACAAAATGATTATCGTCAGGTGCAATTGAATTTTCATTTATTGAAACAATTTTATTACCTTCACTACTGCGAAATACTAATGCTGTTTCACTCATTGTTTTATACCTCCTGGATAAGACGTTATTCCAGATTCAGTTGGCCACCAATTTACAACTAATAATGTTGGATAGTTTGTTGAATGATATCCGTGTGCTGGAAACCAATTTGCAACATCATTAATATTAAGGGCTGTATTATTTCCAGGTTGATTGTAATCACCATAAGAACTATAGTATCCAGCTCCAGCACTATAAGCTTCTGTTGTAGTTTTCATGCTCTTTAAATCTAAATTGAAAACTCTATGATCGCTACTATCGGTGTTACCACCATGATTAAATATAAATCCTGTTCTACCCCAAGCATGAGGAGAAGATCCCCAAGAAGTACCTGTATAACTTATTCTATAATAAAGTCGAGGGTCTTCTGTGCTTGTTATAAATCCATTAATTCCACAACCATAATAATAATAATGACTATAATGAATATGCCATTTATTATCCCAAGTAGAATTATATGTTTGACCTATATACGGCCAACCTTGCTCCATTCCATATGAAGTTGTGTTACTTATATTTGATTGACCATTAGTTTGATGAAAACCAGCACCTACTGTAAGATCAGGATCAAACAACCAAGTCATAATTCTACTACTTGGTTGAAAACAACTAGCTCGAATATAATCATTGTCGCCTACTGTAATTGAAAAACGATGTTCTTCTTGTGAACCACTATAGCCTAATTGAAATTCACTACCTGTTGTTACACTTGATGCAGTTTCAAAAATTTCTTTTAAAGGAATAGATAAATCGTTTAAATTCTTTGTAAGCTTCCATTTAGTAATAAAACATCTTGTATCGTTGTTTTCTCTCCAAAATATAACAAAAGTTTTAGTTCTTTCATTATAACCGCAAGCACCATTACCATGGTAACAATTACTTCTTGTATTTTTAGGAGACATATTTGCTTGTCCAAATATTGTAACTAAATCACTATCATCCCAAAGATCTACTCTTTCACCTCCAGGAGAACCAGCTTCTATAGCATGATTTACAACACTGCTTCTATAAAGAAATTGATCACTTCTAGTTAAACCGCATCTTGGGCGAATTCCTTCTGGTAATACTTGAGTACACATATACCGAATCATGTGCATTACGCTGTTTCCGCTTGTATACCTATTAGAGCCAAATGATCCATTTGGTGCTATATTCATCATTGCATTATTAGGTAAATGACTGTTATAAGTACAAGCTTGAATCATATAAGTAGAACTACCACTACTTAATTCTGAATTTGTTCGATAAGGGTTTCCATTATCACCGCTGTAACCCCAATATTTATCTTTTATATTACCACCAGAGTAGTTACTCGGACTACTATGGTTTGATGTTGCCCAAGCATTACTTATCCTTAAGCCATTACTGTTATAAACGACACAATCATATTGTCGAGCATTGTCGTCGTTCATTGTCCATGTTGCTATACATGGAAGACCTTCTTTGCGCGGATCGTCTTTTTCTCCACCACCGCCAAATAAAGTTGAAAGAGATGTCATATTATAATACTCCCCATCCATAAGTTGAATTTATATATACAAGTTCAATTCCAGCATTGTTTACATCTATGGTAAGATCAATTGCTGCACCTGCAATATTGTGACTGTTTCGTGCAACTGTAATGTTTGCTGTGCTTGCTGCCCCAGAAACATCTACGATTTTAATTGTATCACCTGCTGTTGCACTGGCAGGGAGGGTAAGTGTATGAGCACCATCTACGGCAAATACTTTTCCTAAAGTTAAAGTTGTAGCACCACTAACTGCAACAACAGTTTGCTTTTCTGCACCTGCTATTACTTCAGCGTCTACATAAGTTTTAACTGCATTTTCAGTTGGTACTGCTGTATTAGAATTCCCTGATAAACTTGTATCAGAAGAAAACTCATTAATTTGTTCACCTAATTGAGCACCAATAGATCCAAGTCTAAGTGAAGTTAGACCTGCTAAATCAAAGGCACTAGCATTAAGTGTTGCTTTACCTGTAGCCTGTTCGATTCTAAAATATTCACCTACACGGAAATTACCGTCTTGGTCTGTTGAAATATAATAGACTCTAGCAGGGAAGTTTTCTTGAACTTCATTACCTTGTGCAGCAGCTTGAGTTGGAATTCCAGGATAGTTAGTAGTAGTAACACCACCTGTACCAATGCTTAAGAAATCATGTCCTGTTAGCCTGATTTGTGAAAAGCCTTTACGTATTGTAATAGCTGTATTATCAGCAGAACCTGTTGTTTTCTCTTGTGCAAGAACTAATATCATTTCACTAGTTGCATCAGCATAAGTACCAGAAACACTTTGAATAACATAAGCAATAGTGTCGCCTGTAAACTGTATACTACGTCCAGGTTGAGGTGGATCTGAAAACCCATCAGCTACAATAACAAAACCTTTTTGATCTTCAATAGCATTACTATCAACATCAGCAGTTCCACCAGAAGTGCCGCCTGTAACTTGTTCATTAACTTGAAATGTTCCAGTTACATCTTTTACATATACGTAACCTGCAGCTTGTTGAACGTTAGTAACAACAGCAGTTGCACTAGAAGTACCTCCTGTTAATGTTTCTCCTACTTGAAAAGAAGCAGTTTGAAAATTATCAAGATGAAGCCTTGAACCTTTAACTGCACCTGTTAGTGGTGTTTCATTTTGATCAAAACCTACTGAGACTGCGCCCCAAGTACCATAAGAGTTGTTACCATTAAGCGCACGTATTTGAGCGCCATGATCAGCTGCATAACCAAAATATGCATAATAAGTAAAACAAGAAACAATTTCTGCTTTAGCTCCGTTAGCAATCCAAAAGCCAACACCATTGTCTGCAATAACAGTATAAGCATGAAATAACATACTTCTATTACCACTTGAATGAGCATTACCGTTTACATAAGCACCAATGCAACCACTACCAATAGCAGAGCATTCCATTACATACGGTGATTTTGTTGTTATTGAACCAACAGGATTAAGCCCAACACAAATACCTTTAGGTGTTGAAGATGCAATATTGTCTTGATTTGGTGAAGCTGCAGCAGTCCAACCAGTCATTCCACTAAAAGTCATACCTTTTAGAAGAGACCCATTACTTAATAGAAACATAGTTGCTTCGTTGTTTGGTGTTGAACCGTCATCAGAATTACCTGAAGCAGGTTGAACAATAACGCTACGTTGTGAATCACCAATAACTGCTTGAGTATCTTTTACAGTAATAGGCAATTGCTCTGTATAAGTACCATTTTTAACAAAAATTACTGAATCTGCTGGAGCTGTAGCACAGGCATATTTAATAGTAAGAAATGGCGTAGCCATTGATTTACCTGAATTTGTTGCGTCTGTACCATGTGGTGCAACATAAAATACGTTATTTGAATTGGTAGCACCAATCCATTGATAATTAATACCGTCTGCTGCAACTGTTAAAGATTTACCAGTATCTGTTGCGGTAAGAACAGGAAGAACGTCAGCCGCGCCTCTTGCAAAGAATTCCCATTTATTAGCAGCCAAATCTGTTGCAAAAGTACCTCCTTGGTGGTCTTCTAAACAAATATAGCTTGAAATACCGTCTTTAACAATATCATCTACTAAATAGTAAGAAGAAGTTTGCCATTCGCCTCTGTAGCGAACACCACCATTAAATTTTATCCATTTAGGAGGGGTTGCACCTAAATCAGCAGAAAAAGTACCTGAAGAATGAGCAAGTAATGCTTTATAAGTATTACCTCCATAAGTCACTACATCGTCAGGAAAATATTCTGTTAAAGTAGACCAATCACCTTTTGGATTTATTCCTGTTTGAAATACAACCCATTTAGTTGTGTCTGTAGGTAAATTTCCAGTTGTATCACCAAGTGCTTTATATAAACCACCACCATAAGCAACAATATCGCCTTCAACATAGGCAGTTGTATTATTGTATACAGCTTTATAATCAATACCTTCAACAAATTTTTGCCAAAAAGTAGTATCAGAAGGTAAGTTACCTGTAGTATCTTGTAAAGCAATATAAGCTGATCCACCATAAGTAACTACGTCATTCTTTTGATAAGCTGTTGTATTATTATAGACGTCTTCCCATTGAATACCGTCTGCAAATTGTGACCAATAAGTTGCATTAGGAGGTGTATTACCTACTGTGTCTGCAATGGCAACATAAACTTTACCACCATGTGAAACACCATCACCAATTTGATAAGAAGCTGTATTATCATATACACCTTCAAATTTTATACCTTCAATCATTAACTGCCAATATGTTGTGTCAGTTGGAAGGTTTGAACTTGTTTTTAATCCATAAGTATAAACATAAATGTTACCACCGTATTTAACGATGTCATTTACTTCATAGGTTGTAGATGAACTCCATTCCCCTGCGAAGTAAAATCGTAACTTGCCTAGATCTATTAATTGTGGCATTTTTTTACTTCCTTATATCGTTTTCATTATAAGATGACCATTACTTTCATTAAAGTAAAATTCGATTGTATCTGATGACCAAATCCAATGTTTGTAATCATCGCTGTCAAGAATATATTCACTTTCAGGCAATTTTATAATATCATTACTTGTTTGGCTAATAATTTCAACATTACAATCTCCATCTTTTGTTAATTTAAAACCGTAAAAGGTTTTATCTGCGAGAGCGGAGCCTTCATAAATTCCACTTACTGCACTGTTTTGTGCAGAAGTCATTGTGCTACTGCTACTATTTGAACTTGAATAACTCATTATGTTACCCCACTAAGAATTGAAAGAACTACATCAATACTATTATTAACTTGAGATTTAACATAAACAACATCATTATTATCTAATACAAGTTTATTGCCTTTCATAATTTCAACGTTGTTTCCTGTTTCAACTCTATAGTATTTAACTACATAATAATCAGTATAAGTAACATTATTTACTGTTATTGAATTGCCCATTCCACTATGATTTACACAATAGTAATATAAAGTACTAGGAGCATTACTATCTACAACAATAGTTACTTTAGCTCCAGCTTGTCCTTGTGTTCCAGTTACAGTTACTCCTGTAGTATACTCAACTCCACCTCCATGTATTCCATCTGAAGTAGTAGAAAATCTTAGAGGATGAGTTGCATTAGAACTATCGCTTAGATCAAATATATATGTATGACCTTTAATAAAAGTCAAAGTAGGATTTATAACTCCATCAATATAATATTTACCACCTGCAGCCGTTACTGTATAAGTAGTTGTAGTAGTTGCAGGGGTTTTAGTTACATAAATATCAAAAGGTACTGTTGAACCTGTTACATTAGCAATATTTGCTCCTATAAGAATAGATTTACTATTTGAAGGAGTAGAATACATTGCAACAGGCGTTGTTCCAACTTCTTTAGAAGCTTTATTTATAAAACTAGTTGCCATGACATTATCCTAACGCTATTGATAGAATTAAAGCTTCTTCATTAGCAATAACTGGAATAGATTGTTCTATTCTTTCAGCGTCAGCATTTAATGCTATGAAGTTATCGTCAACTTCTTTATTTGTAAGTGGAGTTCCTTTAGGGCTGCTACCTTCTTGTCTTAAAGTAAGACTAGCTGTCATAGTACCCTCCTATTATGGTTCAATAGTGATTTTCCAAGTAACTGTCAAAGTATCATATTGACCTTTGTTAATCACAGGAAATACTGTACGACAAAGCATAGTACCTGCAGAAGCGTCATTAAATGTACCTGCTTCTGTTACTGCGCCTGTTCCAACTCCAGGAAGGAAAGTAGCAACGTACTGTATTGCGTCATCTGTTACTGTGGTAGTAACAATAGTTGTTGAGGTAAGAGCTACACGAGCTAACTCACTACCTAAAGCTGTGTCTGCACCTGCGGCAGCAGTAGTTCCTGCGCCAATTGCCATGTGAGACATTACATCATTTGTTGTATCTTTCATACGGCTTGCAATAAAAGCAAGACCTGTAGAAACAACTAAGTTTTTAATTTCTACTACCTGATCTTCTTTATCAGGGGATGATAAGATAAAAGTAACATTACCTTTCATCGCTAGTTTATCGTTAATCATATTAAGGATCCTTTATACGAATGTATTTGTACCAGTATAATCTTCCAACATATATTCTTGTAAAGTATAATTATGTAAATTAAATCTGCCACTATCTGCAGCAGTAGCAGTGTCTACATAATCTCTAAAGAATGTGATCACGGTTGAAAGAATATCGTTTGTTGTTGCAGTGTGTGGTTTTCCTAAGTTGGTATTAAATACTGCAAAGTCGGTTGTTGAAGATGTATCTTCTCTAGGTCTTGACATATGCGCTGCAAATATATCTAGTATAGAAGTAAAATCTTTTGTTGTACCATCTTCGGCTTCAAAATCTTCTACCATTTTAACGGTATCAACTATTGATTTAAATATATTTCTATAACTAAAATCTGTTACACCACTAATATCAAAGTTGCTATCTCGAACATGTGCTGTTTGATCATCATCTGGATCTGCACTTCCAAAGAAGTCATCTGTTGTGCCTATAGTATCAAATATAGACTTAAATAAAACTTTTTCTACTAACTCAGGAGTTGCAACTTCGTCAAACTTATCTGATTCTATTAATTTTTCATCTGTATCATTAGCAGTAGAAATATCTAAATTAACTTTTCTAATAGTCTGTTCTACAAATTCTGTAAGATCGACTGTATTGGGAACACCTTTATTTGGTAAAAGTTCTACAAAGTCAGGTGTTTCAAGTATTTCAAATTTTGGAATACTACTAATATTTTGTATTAAATCTTTAGCACTAGAAATGTCTAAGCTAATTTTATCAACATTAAATACTTGATGCTCTGGAAGATTAAGAATTTCAGGCTCAAATATAAAACGAGTATTATCAGGTTGTCTATGTTCTCCAAGATTAGCTAAATCAACTTCTAATACAATATTGTCTCTATTAGATTGTATATTAGGCGTTGTTACTGTTGTTGTTATCTCTTTATCAGTAGTTCCACTACTAGAGACTTCTTTTGAATTAATTGTAAAAGTTGTTTTCTTATTAGCCATTTTACCTCACTTAATTGTCAGGAGTAATATCTGTAGGACTAAACAAAAATTCAACCATTCCTCTAATTGGTTTCCAAGTTCTGCTATAAATAGAATCTGTTGGTTCTGTTACACGAAGCTCAAAGAAACCATATACAGGTGAAGATACAGAAGGGGTTAATGCATAATCATTTGCTAATGTATCAGGAAATTGAACATAAATTTTATTTAATGCTGTTACTGCCCAAAGAGGGTCTTGATCAGGAGTTGTTGAATTGACTCTTGCTGCGCCTTCTAATAGCTTATAGTATACTGAGTTATATAATACAATTTCTTCTCTATTGTAAGCTTGTACGTCTTGCCATGTTCCTCTGTTTGTAGGAACTCGAACAGCTAAACTTGTTTTAGCGCCATTAGGTTCGATAGATGTAGGTCTATCATAAGTTTGTGTATCAGCATTTAAAAGTCCTGTTTGTGTTGAAGTATTTGCTGCTTCAACCACAGCAGCTTCAAACGTATAATTATTTGTAGCATCTTCAACAAAATTTAAGGTAACAGGGAATTCTAGCTGTTCTCCTTTAACTAAAGAAAATAGCACACTACCTGCGTCTGTAATGAGATCATTAACGTCAGGTTTAATTATACGACTTCTTGCCATTATATTGTTCCTGTTTTTCGATTTTGAATTATACTATTTTTAGCGTTTCTCTTTTCTTGTTCTAGCTTACGCCTCATCTCTCTTAAGTACTTTTCAGTTTCATTTTGTATTTTTTGTTTTTGAGCATTTAGTTCTAATTCAGGAGAAAGTTGAGGAGGTGCAGTTCTATTTCTACGCTTATCTATTCTGGCGTTTCTTTCTGTAATAACCTCATTTTTATAAGCTCTTAGCCTTTTTCTAAATCTTGCATTTTCTATTTTATTTCCAACATAAAAAGCTCCAGCACCTGCTAAATATGTACCTGCTAAGGTTAATCTAGCTTTATCTCCAAAACTCATTGCTGTATCTATATTATCAATGCTTTGTTTTGCTAATTGTTTTTGAGCTAACTTGGCAGCAGCAGCTTTAGATACTTTTTTACCACCTTTATATTTAACCGCTTTTGCAACTTTAAAACTAGTTTTAGTAACAACCTTTTTAGGTTTAAAAAATCCAATAGTAGTTTTAGCTACTTTATTTTTAGACCTTCTCATTGCACTAATTTTAACAGCTTTTGCTAAAGCACGTTTTTGTGCAGCACTTCTAGCTTTCTTACCAAAAAGTTTTTTACCAAACTTTAATGCTTTTTTCCCAAGATATTTTTTTATAGCCATTAGCTTAATCCTTATTTATATCCAGTATAAGCTTTCCTAGCTCTTTCTAGAATTCTAGATTGAAATTTACCGCCATACATAAGATTTTGTCTAACACCTTCTAAAATTGGAGATCTATAAGCGTTGTTTTTACTAGCTCCTTGCTTAGTGCCACCTAAAGTAGTCATACCTGCACTTACAAGACTTCTTTGCATATTAGCAGTTTGTGCTCTGTTTTTAGTTGCACCCATTACTTGTAATTGAGAAGTTGGATTATTTTTAGCTTTACCAACATTATATCTTCTTGGATTTGAAAAAGCTTTAGAAGTACTAGCCATTCCTCCTTGTAACTTACGATTACTAAATTTACTAGTTGATCTTTTATTAAATTTAGCTTGAGCACCATTTACAGGTGCAAAGTTTCTACTTGTTTGACCTATTCTTCTTGCTTTCATATTAGTTCTAAAAGTTGTTACTCTGGTAGCTGCTTTCTTTCTGGTTTGTTGTGCCATACCAAGAGCTTGAAACTGTAATCCTCTAGCTTTAGCAGTTATAGAAGCTCTATTAATGCCTTTAGTCTTAGCTTTAATTGTTTTTCTTGCTGATGAAGTTGCTTTAATAGTTGCTTGACCTGCCTTGCTCTGTTTAAATTTAGAGCGAATTTTCATTTTTGCGCCTTTAACCGCTAAAGTTCTTGCGCTTTTGTTAGTGCTTAACCTACGAGCCTTTGCAGAAGCTTCTTGTGCCTTTTTAAGTGCCATTTTACGAGCAGAAGTAAAATTAAATTTACTTGCTGAAGCTTTTGCACGCTTAAAGCGTGAACGGATTTGCATCCCTGCGCCTTTAAGTCGTCTGCTTACTTTTCTTTTTAGTGCCATTATTTAATTCTCCTTTAAAATCCGAAACCTCTAGTTGTTACTTTTGAGCCTGCTCGGATAGGATATAGATATTCAACAGCGTACCGTAAGGCATCTGTCCAGTGTTCTATTCCTTCTTTTTTATCTATTGTAGCTGAATCAGGATTTGATTCTAACCATTGAGTTCTTTCAATCGATTTGATTGTGTTTACACATTTAGGATGAATTAACATATCAATATCACCGTTAGCATTTTTAAACTTTTTGTTTACAGCAGCTACACTATCAATTATAGGAGGTGCTTTACTATGTGCTCTAGTGATTATTTTGTGTGTTTCTAGTATACGAAAGTCTGTAACACCTACAGCAGCAGAAGTTTTTCTAGCTCTACCTGAAGGGTCTGGATAACTGATTATCCTATGTCCTTGATATTTATCAGTTAATGCCTTTGCTAAAGATTCAGTATCAGGATGACCTTGCATTTCATCTAATATATGTATCTGACCACCTCTAATAGCAAAGATAACACTAGCCATTATACCAACGTTAAAGTCAATAGCTACATGAACATCTTCACCATCTTCAAACTTAATTAAGTTTTGGTCAATATGATCCTTACGGTTAAATGTGTAGAACACATTGCTACCAGAGTCTTCGAAGCTTGCAATATACTCTCTGGCAAACTTTAAAGGATCAAGTGTTAGTTTTATTTGATCAATCTCTTCTTCATCTAAAAGAGGAGAATCTCTATATGTATAGGTATAACTCTTCCAATCTTTGTCATAATCTTGTCTGTTGTACATTTCATAAAAATAGTCATAGCCTCTAGGAGTACTAATAATTAGTGCTCTACCAGAGTTGGCATTAAACTTTTTAGCATTCATAGGTGACCACCTAGTAGCTACACAAGGTTGTATAATTGATTCCCAAGATTCTTTGAGATTCATCCCTGCGCCTTTCCACGAAGTAACCTCATCGGCTACTACAAAGTATTGACCTGTACCACGCATTCTAAGAGACGCTTCATAAGACCATAGCTTAAGTTGTACGTTATTAGGAAACCAGAATTGACCTGCTGCCTTGGAAGCTTTATCTGCAAAGCCTTCCATCCCTAGTTGCCAAGCTATCAGTGGATAATAAATATCTACTGCTTGGCTGTAAGTAGGGGCGATGAGTGCCACATTTTTATTAGGCACTGACTCATCTAGATTCATTAATTCTTGTACAGCTATTATAGCGGCTGTTGCTGCAAGGTAAGACTTTCCAAAGCCTCGGCTAGCATTAACAACAGCGTAACGACAATTATCTTCAACAAATAAGTCTCTAATAACTTCTGACTGTTTTTCATGTAACTGTATATCTGACATTTTATCTTTTACGACCTAGTTTTTTCTTGACCTTTTTGGGTTGTTGGGAGAATTGCTTACCCTTCTTAAGATCACTTCGCTTTTTTCTAGTTGTGGCGGCATACTGTGCTTTGGTAAGTTTCTCACGATCTCTTTTAGGAAGATAACGCTCACCAGTAGCATCTTTACCATGAACACTATTCTTACCACTTTTAGTACCCCAATCTTGCTTAGTCCACTTGGTCATAGACTTCTGTGCTTTGGTTTTTCCACCTGTATATTTACCGCCACGTTCTTTATATATCTTAGCTGCTAACTGCATAGCTCTAGCAGAGTGTCTACCGCCCATACGTCTTACAGCAGCCTTCTTTGCAGACTCCCATAATTTAGGATTAGATCTACCCATTAGTGTCTCCTTCTATACAAGTTAGTCTGATGCCTTGTCTTTGTTCTGGCATCATAGCATTATATAAATTGTCATACTCTTGAAAACAACTATACATATTGTCAAATACGCCTACTTTTCGTATTTCAGGCTCTCCATTATATAGCCATATAAATACTAGAGTCCACATTTACTTCTTTTTACCGCCACCTTTTTTCTTGCCGTATCCCATTACTTTTTCCTTTTCATTGCTCTAAGTTTAGCCATTTTGTCTTTATTACTCATTGGTGCTTTCTTTTTCTTTTTGGGGGGTCTTCCCATTTTGCTACCATAAGTACCTTTCCCCATAGGCATATAAAGTCTCCTTTATTTCATTGATTTTAAGGCTTTAGCCTTTGCTGTTTTACTTAATTCTTTATAATGATACAGCTTTACACTTTTACTGTTATGTTTAGCACCTGAATGTAAAGATCCATCAGGCATTCTGTGCATTTTACCTGTGAATAGAGTACCATTTCTTTTATAATGTTTAACCCCTGCTGCCATTATATTTTCCTTTCGCATAATCTATAGCGATTCTTTTATTACGACTTATTATAATAATATAACCGTCATTATCATAAATAACATAGTTATATTTTTGTCTTAACATAAATACTTTATTTTTAGATTTCTTTTTCTTTACCATCTTCCTTGGCTTTTACCTATTAACCAAAAGACAAACAATAATACAGCAGCGCCAACAGCAAATATAACTATACCTATTGCCATATTAATAGCGTTGTCTATCATTTCTTGTTTTCTGTAAAGCTCATCTTTACGAGCTTTTCTCATTCTCGCTTCGATCTGTAATACTTCTTTCCACGCGGATGGACCATAATTCCATGAGATGTGATCTTTAATCTCTTCTCGCATCTGCTCCATCTTCTTTTTCTGAGCGAAGATTTCTATGGCTGTTTCTTCATCACTGCCTTTGAAAGTCTTCTTCCACCAAGGAGGATTCTTTTGACGTTCTTCTAAATTAGTAAAATCACTAAAGGCTTTACCCCAAGTAGCTAATTGTGAAGTCATGTCTTGGATATCTCTACCTGCACCTATAGCACTCTTAACGGCTTTAAATGCTCCAGTGGCCATCATCACGCAGCTTACAGGATCCATGTGACTACTTATCCCTTGCCATTTTTTCTACATTTTCTCTAATGGCTTTGATATTTTCATCCATACGACCAAGTGTTACTGCTTGATTTTGTACAATACGTTCTACCGTATCTAGTCTAGTCTCATTACGTAGAATATCTTTTTGGTTTTGTTTAATAGCACTGTCTAGTGTTGATACATACCATACTAAAGCTGCTGTCTGAAATATAATAGCAACAATAAATGTTACTGGCACACTCTTAGAGAGATGCCATGAATCCTGATCACTCATTGTCTTCTTCCTTTTTATTATCAGTGAGTAGTATTGAGATAGGTTTCTTTTCAGTAACCTCTTGCTCAATTTTATCAGGGATTCTCTTATAGCCATAAGCCATTAAGTTATTTATTAATGTGCCTTGTGTCGCTATTAACTGGGCTTGTGCTCCAGAACCATCTTTAACAGTTCCATCAGCTAACTTTTCTTGTATCTCATTATATTTTTGAACCATCATCTCAATGGGATCAAAACCTAACTCTTCAAGTTTCTTTACAGAAGCCATAGAATTAATGTTCTTAGATCCTTTAGGACGTCCAGCACCTTCTCTGCGACCGCCCATCTGAGGTTTAGTCGGATGAGGATTTGCCATTATCTTTCCTTTTAGATTCTTTTTCAATTCAAAATTTTTTTAATAGTTTTCAAATAATTAATAAAAATAATAAATAACTATATGAAAACATTAAATAATTTATTAATTAATAACAATAAATTATAACTACACTAAGGATACCAAAGTGATACTTAATAACCCCCCGATTATTTGGGGGGAGGGTACTATCGGGGGGCATACGGAACATCTCTTTTCAAGTACCAGTAAGAGAGTCCAGAGTATCACTTTGGCAGAGCCTAGCAAGTTTTATTCTTAAACGTCAGGTATTTATTTTTGAATAATCCTTGCAACTTTTTAAGAGTCACACTGGCAAGTTTCATTGTTTTCTTCACATTCACACAACAAAGCACCATTGTAAGATTTCGGAAAGTGTTTTGCTAAAATTTCTAGCTGACCTTCATACTTCTCAATCATACCCAGTTGTGTTTCAATAGACTCCATAACAGAAGAATGCTCACCTACTCCAACAGCATTCTCTAAGAATACTTCAACGTTCATTTTGTGTTTCTCTATGTTTGCTTTAGCGTGGTTTTCCAAAGCACCTATCATTTTATCTCTCAAGTTCATTTAATCTTTACCTTTAATGGTTTCTTTTCATCTGGCACAACTTCCTGAATAGTAACAAGAAGCATACCATTCTTAACTGTAGCATCAATTACTTCCATGTAATCGCCTAGCATAAAGCTTTTACTAAAATTTTTTGACGACACACCCTTGTAAATATATTTTGTGGAAGAGTCACTGGATTTACTGCCAACAATAGTTAGCTTCTTCTCTTTAAGAGTAATATCAATATCTTTTTTGTCGAACCCTGCCACAGCTAACTCAATGACAAATTTATCTTTGTCTTCAATGATATTGTGTGGAGGGTATCCTGGAATCTTATTAAAGCGTTCCAAGTCTTTCATCATACGACTATAACCAACAAAAAAATCTTTATTTAACATGCGCTTAATCCTTTCGGCATTAGTTACGAGACCTGCTTCTGCAGCATCTCAAAAAAAAAAAAATAGGGGAGACCCCCTCAAAGCATACCATATAGATACACTTTGAGGGAGCCTCCAGCTTTTTATGTTTAGGTTTCTTTTTCTTCTTTTTGTTAATAACTACTTTAGGTCTGAACTTAGGCGTCATTAATGCCTTTGCTACAGGATTTACAATACGTTTAACTTTCATTATTAACTTCCTTCTTTAATAAAAAAGAGCGTTGCCTTGTCCTTGTGGATAAAGGTCTTCCCACTCTTGTTCTTCATCAATATCAGGTTCTTCATACTCTTCTTCCTCATCCTCTTCTTCTTGAGGTTGAACAGTATCAATCAATATAGGGTTATTACAGTATAGTTTAACTAAATAACCTAGCTTGCTTAGTCTTTCTACTTCTTTTTGTGCAGCGTCATAGTGTTCATATCCACAACTTTCATGATAACTAGTCTCAGGATTATGCTCACACAATGCATAAACTGAGTAGGTAAGTGTAGGTGAAAACATTATTATTCCTTTTAAATGGCAAGGGTGGTAGGAGTCGAACCCACGCTAAAGGATTTGGAATCCCTTGTGCTACCGTAACACTTCACCCTTGCATAGTTAATTTTAAACAGCAGTAAGATGTCCTATAACAAGACCAATAACAATCCCTGCTATAAGTGGTTTTTTATTATCCATAATTGCTGCTTTTAAGCTTTTTGCCATTCCCATGTTTTTTAACATAATATTTTCCTTTTTTTAAAGTGGACTTGAAGCATCAGCTACATAGCCTTCTACACCATCTATTACACCACGATAATATTTGTATTTATTATCCCACTCTAACATATAAGGTACATCAGAGTAATCAGTTCTAACATAATGAAATTGATTGTTAGGATGCCAACAGGCTCTAACAGGTAACATTTCTTTAGTTTGATCATAAGGTATAAAATGTTCTTTCATATTTCTTCCAATACTATTATTTCAACATTATAAGGATTCGGACGATCCTTGACATTATTAAAACAATCCTTTGAGACAAGTATTACGTCTACATAAGGTGTTTCAATAAATCCTGATTCTGAACAAATGTTCCATCTATACATAGAAAAACTTCTTTGTCCATAATATCTATTTGCATTATCTAATCTTGATCTGTTACTATCTGTAACAAAAAAACATTTTTCAGGGTTTTCCCACAAATAATTAATTATTTCATAGGCATACTCGTCCATACCATATATGCCAACGTCCGTAGTATCTTTATACTTTTTAAGAAAATCTTCTCTAGCTGTTTTGGGGTTATGTTTTAATTTTATTTTAGGAGTCATTTTAACTCCAGCTTTTCTACCCCTTTTCTTTTTAACGACTTCTTCAGTCATCATCAAATTCTTCCTCTAAATCTATAGCTGTTCCAGTTAATTTAAATACTACTGGTAATGTTTTCATAGTAAAATCATCTGTAATTAAATCTACCCATCTGTCTTTATGAGATTTAGACATTTCATCTAAATTTTTATATACATAAGGTATTTGTTTTTTGTCTAAAAAACTTTTAGCTCGGTCACACCATATACAGTTATTTTTACCTATTATATAATACATTATTCATTTGCCTCTTTGTCTTCATTTTCATTAGGCTCATCGACATTTTCTAAAATTTCTATAGTTGTTTTAACTGCATCAGAAAATATTTGTTTAAATACTTCTGTAAATGACATATCGCTGTTAAATTCAAATCCATCTTGAATATATGAATCAAACATTTCATCAATCATTTCTTCTAATTCTTCTTCTTTTTTATCAGACATGTTTTACCTTAAAGTTGTTTTTCTGGACCTCTTCGGGTCTTTTCTCCACGTTTTGAAATATCTTCATCTAACCAAATTAAATTATTAATTTGTGATCGACTAAATCCAATATCAATTAACTCTCTATCAGATAATTGATTTAATTCTTTTATAATATTACGGTGTGATCTCCATCGAATAATATATTTCCAAAATCTAAGCATTATATAGATACTCCTTTATTTATCATTTGCACACATCTTGTAATTGCAAATGAATCTTTTGTCGGTTTTGTGCTTTCTAAAGCCTGTGCTAAAATAACTCTATCACGTAAACATTCGTCTGCTGTTTGATAGATAATTTGGTTTGATCCAATTTTATAAACGCTAGGCTCTAAAAACATTATAAATACTAATATATACATTAGTTTTCACTTTCACTTTTAATTCTAAAAGCTGCAGATACAAGAGCATCAATCATAGCATCAGGTAATAATTCTCCAGTTGAAGAAATATTTATAGACTTATCTTCAGTAATTTCTATTACGATAGCCCCATAAGCAAAAACTTCATCACAAGCATTTAAAACATGAGTATGAGCATCAAAGTATTTTTCTTCAGTATCAGACTCTTGTTTCTTTTTAAGTTTTTCACTTATATCAATAATGTTATTCATTTCATTAGACAGGCAACCAATCTAAATAGTTAAGAACTATTAAACCAGTCCAAGTCGTTATAGTAGAAATAATTATAAAACCAAAAAAACTGCCTGTTAGTTTTCCTAAAGATTCCATAAGACTTTTATTATCTGCCGACATGTGCCATTCCTTTATTTCTGCGCTTATGTTTATTCATTGAAGATGTTTTTATATTTTTTTTACCAATAGATGTCTTTTTAGGTTTACTAAAAGTTATTTTTTTATAGCCTATTACTTTTGCCATGCATATTATCCCATTCTTCAGGAGTAATTCCTGTTTTTATAAATTCTCTTTCCCCAACATCTAAATGTGGAAAAACATCTTGTAAAAGTTCAACACCTACATTATATCTTTCTAGTTGTTCTTCTGTAACATCTAAATGCATAACATTTACTTTTCCTGATAGTATAGATTTTCTTCTAACTGGTATCATTATTTACTCCTTGATAATTCTAAACAAGCTAATCCCTCATTAGAGCTTTCTACTATAATAAGTGCTTTTTCTTTTTCTCGATCACACACATCTTTATTACCGTAAGTTCCTAAATGATAGTAATTAACTCCACCATCATTAGCTAATAATTGTAACCATACTAAAGCCCACATTAATCTTTCCCTATATTCATTGGCGCATAAACTTCACCATTATATTGACTACCTGTATTTCGGTCAGTAAAAAAGTCATTAAATGCTAATATAACTAATATTGCCATTATCCAATAAAATGAAACTTTACTCCATTTAATAAAACCTTCAAATGTTTTCTTTGCCTCTATTTCTGCTAATTCTCTTGGACTATTCATTTACTACTCCTTACTTACATTTGCATCCTTATGAAAACAATCAAACTGTAATCTATAATAAGGATTCTCTTGATATACTTGCCAATTATCATTATTAGTAATAATTTGACACTGCTCTATTGTAAAAGCCTCTTGCATAACATATTGATTTCCAGTATAAACCCATTGAAAACCATCGTTACCCCACAAACTTATTACTAATACAAATTCTCTCATGGTAATTTACCTTATTGTTCTTTAACGTCAGGTATCTCTTTTTTACCTTGTCTGCTAGTTTTTCTGTGTTTGTAAAAAGTAATAGCATTTAAACAAGTGTTAATGGTGACCATCAATAATAGCCACCACTGCCACCAAACTAAACCACCAATATCTAGCATAGTTTATATCTCACAACCCCCTGCTGAACAGGCTAAAGTTTGAGAACCTTCAGTATTATCTTCTAGTTCATAATTAGGAAGTAATGAATAATCTACTAAAGGCATAGCTTTAACTGCTTTAATCCAATCTTGCTCAGAACAAGCAGTATAAGGTGCTTGCTGATAAGTATGTTCTGAATAAGGCAAGAAGCTAATACCTGTTATTTGATCAAAGTGTTTATACACCCAATCACCAACTTCCATCCATTCGTCTTCTTTAACATAAATAGTTACTGAGACAGAATGTTCTGACCAGTTTTCTTGAAACTTAAGCCAGTTTTCCAATTGTTGTATAGCTGTTTGTTCATTGGCTAGCGTAGCACCTGATGGTGATTTTACTGGAAAATAAAAGACTGTTGTCTTTAAAGGATTCATTAAATCAGCTTCACTGGGTACACCTTGATCTTTTAACATTTCTGTTAATGGATCATTATTAGATTGTCTTACTGCTCTTATGTAATAAGGAGAAAATCTACCATGTATACCACTGCTGCTATCTACTAGCTGTGAAACTGTACCGCTTGGTTTAACTGTTGTTATTGCTGTAGACGGTTTAATTCCCAATCTTTCAGCATATTCTTTATTTGTATCTACTGCAACTTGCTTTAATCTGCGTAACATTGCAGGATCTGGATTTCTTAATATTCTACAATCTTGAATACCTGTTAAAGAAACCCCTAATAATCTTTCATCTTCGCAATTTCTTTGCCATACTTTTCGTACATATTTAAAATCAGTTAACATTGATTGTAATGTACCTAATATAGTAGCAACTTTAATTTTATCTGCGAGATCTTCTTCTGTATCATTTTCTCTACAAATGACTTCGGATAAATTACATAATTGATTAGATCTTAAAAGTATTTCAGCACAAGGATTACTACCTTCAACTAATGTTGAATCTCTACGACCATCATTGTTTTGTTTCTGAGCACCATAACGACTAAATATACCACGTTCACCTGAACCTGATTTCATTAAAGAAACCCACTCTTCCATAAAAACACTCATAGAAGGTTTTTGATCATATACTGCAGAATTGTTTGCTAAAGATCGTTGTTCTTCAGTTTCCCACCAACGACCTGACTTACAATCTCTTATCTCAGGATCACTAAGATCTGACATTGATATAAGTGCTGAACGTCTAACACCACCTACTACAACTATTTCTGCTATTTTACAAACAATATCGTGTACTTCAATTGGGCGTAATTTTCGACCTGCTGCATTTTTAAATGTTTTAGTTACAAAGTCAAAAAGATCCATAAGTGGTTTCGGACCAGAAGCTCTTCCACCCATAGTTTTAAGTCGTGCGCCTTCTGGACGTACTTTACTATAATCCCATTCATGTATGTTTCCTAAATATAAATCTGCTATTAGTTTTCTTAAGGCTTTAGCCCAACCTTCAGCAGAATCTTCTACTTGAATAATTCTTTCAGTTGTAGCGAAAGCATCATTAATTATAGGAAGTTTGTTGACATATTTAGCTTCGGCACTAAAACCGACACCTGTACCTGCCATTAATATAAAAAGTATTTCATCAAATGCTCTTGGATGATTAATTGCAGCAAAACTACAATTATAACCTCTGAAATGATTTTGTGCTAATGCTTTACCTGCTGACCACATAGATCGCATTGAAGGCATTACTTCATGGTTATACACTGAATTGTGTAATTTATTAAATTCATTTTCTGTTAAGGTATTATCCCCAACTTGCTCTTGCCAAAAACCAATAAGTCGATCTACTGTTTCATCCCACGTTTCACGACGATTTTCATCATCTAGATAACGCGAATAACGAGACAGATGGATAAAGCTCTGGTATGGATCCATTTTATTTCCCCTTTATAATAAATGGTAAGTCAATTATTCTTCGTGATTGTAAACTGAAGGATGTTGTTTTTTTAGTTCATCTTCAAGTTCTTCAATCATAGTTTCTTTTTTAAATCTTTTATCTAAATCAATTCCGTGAGTATTAATAGCATACTCATCTAATTCATCTTTATTCATAGCTTCTAAGTCAACATCAGAAGTCATAGTAACTGTATCATCGTTTATAGATACATTAATTTCTTCGCCTTGAGGATGATCTTTACACCACATACTGTGTAATTCAGTTAATTGCTCAGAAGTAAATATTTTTTTAGTATTAGGATTATTTATATATTTATGAAAAGCTTCATTTGTATAGCCTTTTCTTTTTAATCTATCGAATTCTGCTTTCAATGTAGCATCCTTTCGTTTTTATTAACTATATTAAAAAAGGTATCAGCATAATAATAAACAGAGTCAAAAGTATCATCATCTTCTTGACTTAAATCATCTGCCATACCTAATAAATATTGTTGTATATTAGGATTAAGTTGAGAAATGTCAGCCCCTGAATCTAGAAGCTGACATATTATTGATAGTTGAACTAAATGTTGTTCATCCATATTAGATTGTGATTTCTTCTTGTTTTTCGAATTCATCAGATCCCTTTTTTAATCTCCCTGTTTCAAAGTTATAATAAAGAGTTCCTGATGGTCCAGTTAAGCCTGTGTATCGACATTTAAGAACTTTTGTTTTAATAGTGTTTCTTTCTTCTTCTTCATCAGAACCAACATTTCTAGCAAAAGCAATAATATCCATACTAATTTGTTTAATTGAACCTGAACCGCGAATATCGTCCATTGAAGGTAATTTGCCCTCTTCAAAACTTTTTCCTTTGTTATCTGTTTTACGAAGATGACTAATAAGACCAATCCAAACTTCATGTTTTTTAACTAGCCTTAAAAGATCATTCATAATTTTATCTATTGCTTCGTTTCCTGTAAGGCCTTCAGTACCTTCGGAAGCCAATATGGTGATATGATCCACAAATAAATAATTGCACCCACTAAGGCACATGTACTCAAGAAAATCCATAATAGACCCATCTGAAATACTACCTTGATGGTCAAGAACCATAACACGATCATCACCGAAAATATTATCAAATCCCACCTTAAGTTCATCTAATGGTATCTCCTCATGTGCTGGATTTTTACTAATTGCCATACCTGCCATTTTTCTAGCAGTTTCAGCAGGTGATTCTTCAAGTGAAATAATACCTATTTTGTCTTCTGTATTTTCTAACAAGTGTACTGCTATTTCTCTTAATAAAGTAGATTTACCACTGCCTGTACCAGAAGTCCACAAAGTAATTTCACCGAATCTCATACCTTTTAGTTTATCGTTTAAACCTTCCATAAAAGAAGGGTAAGGAACAGACTCAATTTCGTTATAACGTTCTAATTGCGCCCACAGTTCATCTTTAGTGAGTATACCTGCAGGTGTGTATTCTGTTGCATTATAAATGCATTTCAAGACTTCATCAGGAGATTTAATCCACAAATCACTAGCATCTTTTTCTTCGGAAGTGACTATTTTTATTTTGTCATAACCAATTATACGTGCTGCTTCTTTTGTAGCAATTTCACCTGCTTCGTCTTTATCAAACCATAATACTATCTCATCAAAGTTTCTTAAGTACTCTCTACATTCAATTAAATCTTTTATTGAACTAGCACTTCTTAAGCTTACAACAGGATAAAAGGTCTTATATTTTTTATACCATGCAGATTGTACTGCCATAGCATCTAGTTCGCCTTCTGTTATAACTACTCTTTTTCCTGATGAGTAAAGTTGTTGTCCAAAAAGTCCACCGTTAAGTTTTCCAATTGAGGTAAAGTCTTTGGGTAGCTTTCGGACTTTGTAGCCCACAAGTTGTGAGCCAGTGAAGTAAGGATAATAATGACTATCAATATTACCGTCAAGATCGTAAGAAATTTTGACACCATAATGTTTAGATACTTCCTTATATACATTGCGCTCTTTAAAACCGCGAGTAGAGTAATCATGTTCAACCTCTCGCAATTTGTTAGACCAGTCTTTATTATCTGGCATTATTATACCCTCTCTTGGGGCTAAAAAATTCTGTCTACATGAAAAACAAAAAGCAGATCCATCTTCATAAACTTGTTTAGCATCACTACTTCCACATTTTTCACAGGGTTGATTACGAGTTACTATTCTGCCCATTATTGTCTTCCATCGTTAATTCAGCTATAAATTTACTTAATTCTTGAAAAAACAAATAACAAATAACAGCAATAATAGGATCAAAAAATTTATATCCCATTACATAGTCAAGTAATCCTACTGCTAGAGAACCCATTGCAGCCAGCCAAAGCGCTGGAGCTATCGGAGATACTCTCATGTTTAATACCTCTTTTTTAATTTATTGACATAAGCTATTGTTTTCTTTGAAGGAAATTCAGTTGGTCTAAATCTAATAGCTGCAATTTGTCGATTAT